GACCAGTAGGTCGCGGAGAAGAAACTCGCCGATGCAATTCGCGTGAGAACAAAAGACGTTGACGCGAATATTGCGGTTCTTATCAAGCAGGCCGGCGCGATGCAGAAGGTCACGACCTTCGCCGATGAGCAGATCGAAATGGCGCAGGCCCAACTGATCACGATGGGCGGCACAACGCGCCAGGTCGAGGCATTGATCCCCAGGCTGCTCGACGTCGCGACCGCACAGAAGCAGCTCGGGGAAGGAAGCGCCGATCTCCGGACGGTAACAACCGCGTTGGGGAAGGCGATGGTCGGGAACTACGATACCTTGTCGAGGCTCGGGATTCAATTCAGCGAAACAGAGAAAAAGGCCATGACCTTCGAGAAGCTGCTCGACGCCCTCGACAAGCGATTCGGCGGCATGGCGACAGGGGCGACCAAGACCTACGAAGGCCAACTCGCATTGCTCAGGAACCAGATCGGTGAGGTCCAGGAGGCGATCGGGGCCGCCTTCATCCCGATGCTCGTGTCGCTGATAACAAAGATCAGGCCGATGGTGGAGCGCATGGCGGAATGGCTGTCGGCAAATAAGGAGATGATCAAGATCATCGCTGGCGCTGGCGTGGGTGGAATGTCGTTGATCGTTGCGGTCTCGACACTCGGGTGGACGATCGGAACCCTGCCGGCGCTTCTCGGGGCGCTCACGAATCCGATTGGCCTTGCGGTCATTGGGCTCATAGCGATCGCGACTGCGATCACCCTCATCGTCGCGGCACAGAAGCAGATCAAACTCCCGGAGACGTTTGAGGAGACGCAGAAGGAAATCTATCGAATGTCTCAGGAGATTATCGATCTCCAGAGCAAACTTGAAGAGGCAAAGAAGAGCGCGAAGTTCGAACAGATCAAAATCCCGTCTCCGGTAACTCCGGGCGCGCGCGGACTGATGGGCATAAGCGGCGGCACAGCTCTTGGGCAGGACATCAACAAGATGGAGAAAGATCTCGCGCGTTTGAAGGAGATACATCTTGCCCTTGAGAAATACCGTCAATCGAAGTGGGGGAAGCCAGAAATGCCAGGTGCCCCGCCGCCGCCCTTACTTCCAGAAGTCGAAGGCCCCAAGGTTACCACAAAAATGACCTGGGGGATCTCGGCCGCCCAAGGGCTTCCCCCCAATTTCTTTTCGACGGTCGCGGAATATGAAAAGAGTTGGGACGCAGCGGACAAGAGAGTAGAGGCACGGCATGTTGCGGCTGCGGCAAAACGACTCGACGCGGCAAGGGCTCCCCTCATTGCCGAGATCGGAATGCGAGCGAGCTACGAGCAAGAATGGCTGGACGCGAAGCTCGCCCTCGCCGAAGTAAACGCCCAGGCGATCCTCGACAACTCCAAAAGCACGGCGAGCGAGCGGGCCGAGGCCATGATCTCCAAAGAGCAAGAGATCGCCGAGGCGCAGATGGAACACCAGGATGCCGTGCTGGAACATTGGATGGAGACGCACGAACTCGAAATGGCAGCACTCGATGCCCTGTCCGCCGGGTACGACACGCTGTTCGAGACCATCCTGGACAAGGAGATGACCGGGAAGACCCGCCGCGAGATGATCTGGAAATCGATGCAACAGACTTTCGTCCGTGGGTTCGGCCAGATCATGAAGTGGTATCTCACGGAATGGCTCAAGAGCATGCTCACTTCGGAAGCGACCCACGGGGTGATCCTCGCGCGGATGAAGTTCAAAGAGGCGAAGCTCGGGGCTGTGAAAGCCTATCAAGCCTTCGCTGCAATTCCGATCGTGGGGCCTGTCCTCGGGGCCGCCGCCGCGGCCGCTGCCTTCGCCTTCCTCATGGCCTTCCACAAGGGCGGACTTGTAGGCCCCGCTGGGAATCAGGAAGTTGTCGCCCGTCTCGAACAAGGCGAGTACGTGACCAGGCGCCGGAGTGTCACGCCGGAGACATTGCCCGTGCTCCGCCAGATCAACGCGACCGGGAGAGCCCCCGAGGCTCAGATCGTGAACCTCGGGATCACCGTGAACGCCCCGACTTCCGGCGAGATTGACACTGACGCGCTCCTCTATCAGATCGAAGACGAGCTCGTACCGGCGCTCGAAGATTTGAACAGGCGACGCAGGTTCCGCGTGAGGAGGGTGGCATGAGCGTCATCATTGGACCGTACACGATCGCGAGGGGAGAGATCCTGCCGGCGGATCGAGAGAGCACGACACCCCAGGAGGTCGTCGTAGCGGGCGATGGAAGCGTCCATGTATCTGACAGCAACTACGACGAGCATTTCATCGAAATGACACTGAGGGACGACATCACCCAACTCACGAATGTGGTGAACTATCTCAGGAACGGGGTGCGGTACCGCGCGATCCCCTTCCTGGTGACGGACGGATTCGGCACTCAATACCTCGTTCGGTACTGGGACAAGAAGCTCAGGTGGAAACATCCGGGCGCTGGTCTGATAGAGCTTGTGCTTACGTTGCGGGTGGAGGTGTAGCGTGCAGACGGTTCCGGCAGCGATCGCCAACAACGCCCGCGACGGCGTATTCGCCTACGGTGTTGTCCTCTCGCCACGTTCCGGTGACTCATGGTCGGCCTACCGATGGGGTGAAAAATACCTGGCGATCGATAACATCCCGTTTATTCCTGGCCGCTTGATGGGGATATCTCGAATCTCCACTAAAGCAGAGATCCGGGCGGGAGGCGCCGGCGTCACAAAGGATTCCGTTCGCGTCGAGCTCGTAAATACCGATCGCTATCACGAACAGTTCATTACCGACAACATCCTGGGGCGGCAGCTACAGATCTACCTCGCGCCGATCTCCTGGAACCAAATCGGGAATGGAAGTTTCGAACGATACACGGGCTCGAACTTCGACTATTGGACAGAAAATGCCCCGGGTGCGGGCAGTGACATTCTTCCAACGACCAGCCAGAAAACGCACGGTGCGGCTTCATGTTTCATGTATTACGACGGGGTCGCGCCAGCGCCAGAGATCTACAGCAATACGTTTGCGGTCAAGGCCGGGGAATACCTCAGCGTGTCGCTCGATGCCCGTGGTGCTGGTGCTGGCGACAAGTTCAAGATCGCGATTTCCATCGGGGGGTTTTATTGGAAGTGGTCAACACGCACGCTTCAACTTGGGGCGGATTGGAAAGAATTCACGACGACAACTTCCTGGGCTCGATTCCCGATCGAATCGCTTCACTGGTCGGAGTTGGGTCTTTCTGCTGCGTACGTGACCGTGAAGATTCACATCAAAGTCGATACCACCGGCGACGGCGTGCTCTTCGACGCCGTCCAGGCCGAAGCACATCCGAATCAGCGGCCGTACATCCCTTACATTTTCGACCTGCTCTCCACCGACGTGATGCCGGTCTATCTCGGCCAGGTGCGAGACTACTCGTGGGACAAAAGCATCCTCACCATTCAAACCAACTCGATTCTCGATGAAGCACACAAAGACATCCCGGTCACACTCTGCACGAATGCGATCGATGCAGATTGGGTTATACCGCCAGACGTTGCAGGAAAGCCGTTCCCCATGACATACGGTGAACTCAACGGGGACCCAAACCTTCCTGATCGCCGCAGAGATTCCAACAATGATTTCGCCGCCGGGTTGCTTGTGAACCATCTGGATGGGGTCGATCCTGTGACGGCGTATTTTGACCGGCCTGGAATGAAACTCTATGCGATCAACAAGGTCTTACATTTCAACGAGGACAGCAACCAGTTTTACCAGGAGCTCTACGATGATAGAACGAGCCCGATCTACACTGCATATGAATGGGACAAGGACGCCAACAATGCGAAGGTTTCTGCCAACGCCAGCGCGGGATTTCTTCCTGCCGGGCAATTCCCGCTCTCAATCTGCATTAGGGGCTTGATCGTTCGGGCCGGGACTGTGTTGTATCCTGAGCGCGCGATCGACAACGATACGTCCACGTATGCCTTTGACAACGCGGGCTCTGGGTACGCGGACTATCATTTCGAGCGATTGGGATTGCAGAGCGGGAATATCATCGATGTCTTCGGGCTCATGGACGCGCAAGCCTACGCGGGCGACACGTGGCGACTTGGTATTCTGCGCACGGCATCGCCAGCGTTTGCGATATACAGGAACATCTTCACCGGGGCGGCAACCTTCAACAATTGCCCGTGGTCTACTTCGGCAAAAACGGCGAAGGAAACAGATCACAGTCTATTCTCGCCGTCTTCTGGATCTGTATTCGAGGGGATGAAGCAGCTTGAGTTCTGGGCAGCACCGTCGGACGACATTCTCTATCGGCTTGTGATTCAGGGCAGCGTTGTAGGATCGAATTACTGTTACGAGCATGGGTTCAGGATCGATGCCTCGATCGATATTCTCTCGGCTGTTATTTGCGGCGCGGTTCGTGGTCGAGAATGGCAGGATAGCTGGGGCGGAAGGCGGACAGCGGGGAGCTTGATTCAGTACCCAGCCGATGTGATCGAGAGCATTCTTCGGGATGAGCTCGGCGCCCCAGGCGCATCTATAAACACGGACAGTTTCGATGCGGTCAATAGCGGCTACGGGTCTTATGATTATGAGGTCTGGATTGCCGGGCAACAAATCGCAATTAGAAACAGCGAAGAAGTGATCGACGAAATCTGCCGCTGTTCCGGGCTGATGTATTACCTCGACATGAACGGCAAGCACGCGCTCCGCCGTCTTGGCTATGCATCGTCCGCATTCAGCCTAAGAGAAGGAGATTTTGAACGGGACTCTATTAAAATCGGTTACACGGAACGCAACCAAGTTGTGAACAGCTATGTGCTCCGATATGATAAGAACCCAATTACCGGAGACTACTCGAAAATGGTCTATTGCAACCGATCGGCATCGAATTTCGATGTCGCTGGGGACAGAACAGAGTACGAAGGGAAATGTGCGGCATCATACGCCGCGCTTGGGGATGTCGAATACGCGGCAGAATTCGAGGCCCCGTGGATTCACGTAAAAGAGTATGCGGAAAACCTGTTGCAATGGCTCATCGACTGGAACTATCTCCAGCGGATCACGGTGACGGGAAAGATCTTCATGGACAAGATCGGGATCGAGATCGGGGACTGCGGGACGCTTGAACTCCCGCACTATCTGCCCGAGACCGTATGGGGATCATCGCGCTTTGTCGTGGAATCGGTGAAGATCGAAGGTGGCGGCGTGCAGTCGATTGGTCTATTGGAGGTGAAAAACCCCGCATGAGCAACGACCGGAGAATCACCATCAGCGAACGGTTCGGCACGGTGAAATTCCGCGAGCGGGGAGCCGTGAGCATTTCCCCGCGATTCACGGGGCCGGTGCGATTCGCGCAGCAAGCCGTTGAAATATCCGAGCGTGTCCTATCGCAGCCGATTCGATTCGTCGGGCAGGAGTATCCGCCATTTGTCGAGCCCCTGGTGATTTCGAATTTCCAATGGGTACAGATCGGGCGTAACAGCGCGACGGTGTCTTATGTCACAAATCGCGATACGAAGTGCAAGATTTACACGCGAAGGGAAACACCGCTCGGATCGTGGGCTTATAGAGACTATCCGACGTTTCACGCGACCCATCCGAATCATGTGACGGTCGCGCTTCTCGCGCTCAATTGGTATCACCTTTATGTGTTGGCCGAAGATGTCGGCGGAATACAAGATTACGAACCGGACGTAGGCTGGTATTATCGATTCAAAACGGCCGGGCCAATTGATCCCGGGATAATCGATCCGAATCAGCATCACGATTGAGAGGGAACTATGAGTGTGCGAATACCTGAAGGGCTGTACTACTGGCACGGCGAGAAACCGCCGCCGCTACCATTCGAATACGTGAACGAGCAGGGCGATTTGATCACCTCTATTTCGGGCGCCACACTCACGGCCAAGACATCGATTGACGGCGCCGCTGAGGCGGATGTTGACTGCACGAACGACGGCGACGGGACGGGAACCATAGACTGGCCTACCGGGGGGGATGCGTCAGCGTTCGCGCTCGCAGACGGTGTGAACGAGGGTGTGATGCGGATTGACATCGAGGTGGACGAAGGCACGGGCACCGTATGGTATCTTCCTCGATTCACGTTGCCGATTTTGAGGCGCACATAAGGAGGCCGACATGCAACCAAAACTCGAAGAACTCAGACGATTCGTCGCGCTCAAGCAATTGGAGTCCCCGTCGCGGCAGATGGTCGCAGGCGAGGATTTCCAGAAGATGCACCGGGCGGCAGACGCGATACCAGAACCGGATCTCCGAAAGCGCGTGCAGGCAGAGATGGGTATTCGGCCGAAGTACCAGACGCTGCATCTGCTGCTCTCGGATGATCACGAACTCATGAAGAAATACCCCGACGTCGCCCTGGCGATCGCGCGCGCGGGAAGTGATCTCGACTACGTAGCGGCGCACTATCCTCCGGCGGTGTGAGCATGGACAACAACGACGGTCTCGAAATGTCGGCTGGCGAGAAGGAGCGGCTTTTCCGCGACTTGGGCTACATCAAGGCCAAGCTCGAATCAATCGACGATGCTCAGCGCGCGCACCTGAACCGCTGCACGAAGGAGATGGGCGAAGTTTGGGATGTTGCGCGGGCAAATGAAACGGAAGTGACCAAGATCAAGAGTTCATCTCGCCGTGGTGGCGCTGGGGCTGGAGCGATGGTGAGCGGGGCGATCGTCGCGGCTTGGGAAATCATCCGAACCGTGGTCTTGGGGAAATGACATGGCGAAGTTTGAGGCAGCATTGGTGAGAACCCTGGCCCACGAAGGGGGCTACGTCTGGGATCCAGATGATCCGGGCGGAGAGACATTCCGCGGCATCGCCCGGGAATACTGGCCGAAGTGGCGAGGCTGGCAGGTGATCGATGCCGCGAAGACCGGGGTGGAGTGGAGACGTGGGGTGGAGGAAGATCCCCAGCTTTTCAATCTGGTCAAGAGTTTCTATCGTGAACGGTTCTGGGAGCCGATCCAGGGCGACCGGATTCAGGACGGGGCCCAGGAGATCGCCGAGGAACTCTTCGACTGTGCCGTGAATCCTGGCGTCCAGCGGGCCGCTGAGATGCTCCAGGCGGCGCTCAATCTGTTGAATCGCGGCGGTGCGCTCTACGACGACCTGGTCGTGGACGGAATCATTGGGCCGCAGACGCTGGGGGCGCTGGAGGCCTTTCTGCGGCACGACCCGCCGGAGGTGCTGTTGACCGCGTTCAAAATCCTCCGAGGATACTACTTCCTCGAACGTGCCCGGCAAAACGAGCGGAAGGAAAAGTTTGTCCGGGGCTGGCTGCGCCGGACGATGATGTAGGGGCGGAGAAATGGAGCGACGATGTACGAAAAGGATCAAGTGCTGAAACTGGGCGACGCGGTATTCGAGGTCGGCGTCGCTTTCAGCGATGGGGTGCAGATCACCGATGACTCGGATGAGGTCCTCGCAGTCATCCCGGCATTGCTGGGGGCTGCAAACGAATTCAAGGAGGACCTGCCGGCGGCGCTGATGCACCTCGGGAGCGAGCTCCTGGAGAAAGGGGCCGATCTCAAACGGCTCAAAGCTGAGCAAGGGACGGGGGGGTGATCACGATGAAGGTCTTTTCGCTGATCGTGATCATTCTGCTCATGATCCCTGCCGTGATCTGGGCAGCGGTCGCGATTGAGACTGGACAGCCGGAGAGCCTCTGGGGCGCCTTGGCGCTCTTCGGGCTCGGGATGATCCAGAAACACGCGATCAAGAAACTCCCGAACAGGGCGATCCCTTGGATCAACTTGGCGCTCGGGACGGCCGTCGGATATGCAACCACTGGGACTGTTGAGACTGCGATCCAATTCGGTGCTGCCTCCGCTACTATGGCCACAGGCGGACACCAGCTTCTCAAGACCGCGCTCGACAGGACGCCGGTGCGGAGACTCTGAGAGGCTCAGTCACCACATACAGGGTTTTCCGAATGCGCCAGGGCGGCCCCCAACGGGCCGCCTTTTTTTCGCTCACATTTGCCACCTGCGGCCCTGTCTCCCTTGAAGCCAGCCAATCACCCGACCAGTGACCCGAACTCCTCAACATGGGTGAAGCCGGGGTCGGTGCATACCCCATGTTGGAGAATGGCCGGTGATGCAGGGAAAAGCCCCTCCGGTTTGAAGTGGAATTCGAGCTTCCCGGAGGGGTAGATCTTTATGCCGTCGAAGATCGCGAGGAGGGCGGATCGTAGCTCTGCAGAATCGGATTCGGCGAGCTCGTCGGTGATCGCCTTCTGTGCCGCTTGAACCTGGGATTTCGTGATCTCGTATTGCCTGGTATTCGCTGCCCGTTCCTGTTGGGCGAGTTCGGTTCTGAGCGCCTCCTGCCGGGCCTCAAGCTGAATCATCCGTTCCTTCACGCTTTCAAACTCTCCGTTGAGGACCGCGTCCACACAGAGGCTCAATCGCCGGTGGACCGCAACGATCTCTTTCCGGAGCTCCGCGAGCCGCGGCTCTGACGTGATCGCCATAGACTGAATCTTCTCGTTCACGCGCTTTGCGATCTCATCGAGGTACTCTCCGCCGGCGAGGAGATCCACCAGGTACTCGACGATCCGCCGGTTGAATGGTTCGTGCGGGATCTCCAGTTTGTTTCCACAGGCAACTGCTCCACTGCGTTGTCGAGTCCCGCAGGTGTATAGCGCCCATCTGGAGCCGTCTTGTTTCTGCCGCTTATATGTGACGTAGTTGCCGCCGCAGACGCCACAACGAAGGATCCCGGCCAGGAGGTAGCGGGCTTTCGCTTTGGGGGCTCCAATGAGCTGCGGTTGGTGGGCCCGCTCGAATTGCGCCTGGACTTTGTTCCAGGTTTTCCGGTCGATCAACGGTTCGTGCGCGGACTCGTTCACAACCCAGGACGCCCGAGGGTTGTTGATTCTCGCCATGTGATCGTTCGGCTGGAGGACCCGCCGCGTTTTCCCGAGTACTCCCCAGCCGAGATAGGTCTCGTTCTTGAGGATTGCCCGGAGTGTGGATGGATCCCACGAGCCTCCGCGGGGGCCCTGGATCCCCTCGCGATTGAGCCCGACCGCGATGCGCTTGAGGCCCTTCTGACCGCCGGCATATTCCTCGAAGATCCTGCGGGCAATCAGGCTCGTTTTGGGATCAGGCACGATCACCGTCTTCGGTTTGCCGCCCTGGACGTCCAGACGTCTCCGTGCGTATCCGTACGGGGCAACCGATCCAGTCCGATAGCCGGCGAGAGTGTTCTCCTTCAAGCCACGGCGCGTTTCCTCCGACAGGCGCGCGCTGTAGAACTGATCGATCACCTCGATCATCCCCTCCATGAGGACCCCCGAGGCGCTGTCTTTTTCGACGTGTTCAGTTACCGACACCACGTCAACGCCATGCTGGTGTAGGAGCCCTTTGTAGACTGCGGACTTGTGGCGATCGCGGAAAAACCTCGAGTATTTCCAGACGAGGATCGTCTCGAAGGGCCGGGGCTTCCGCTGGGCGTCGGAGATCATCCGCTGGAAGTCGGGGCGGCTCTGGTCGCGACTGCCGGCAATGCTGCGGTCGACGTAGGTGTCGAAAATTCGCCAGCCCCGGGAGAGGGCGTACTCCTTACAAGCCCGGACCTGACTTTCGATTGTCAGCGTCCCGGCCTGTTCGGAGCTCGAGTAGCGGGCGTAAATCGCAGCGGTCATTTCGTACAAACGTAGATAGACGTCTCTATGAAATATCGTTCGGCCGCATCAATCACAACTTCATCTCGACTGTTTTCGTCAAATAATCGATCAGTGTGATCAGTGATTAGGATCATGGTCATTCTGATGTGCGCAGGCCCTGTGATGCAGCGGCAACAATGCGGGTCATCGTCGAACTCAAAGACCTTGGTTCCTGGGCCGGCTATGGGGACGGATTGAAAGCCACTCGAATCCCCAGGGCCCGGGAACCCACATTCGCCG